CAGTGAGTTTCAGAATGGTCTCCATGGCACCAAGACGAAGCATGGGATAGGTAGGTGCAACGACCAGACCTGTCGTGCCTTTGGGCTGTCGCAGTGCTTCAACTGCACCAGCACGTGTTTTGCCTGATCCGCGTCCACCTACGAATAAACGGAATCGCGCATCATTGGCCCAAAACGTTTTCTGTGGAGACGTCTGTGATGTGTGGCGAATCGTCTGTGCTGAGATCGATGACGTAATCTGTTGGTGTGCTGGTATTAATGACATGATGATTGTCTCGATATTTCCATGGACGCAATCCCTTCAATAAAAACATCAGAAGCACATCACTGCCTGCCTTGGCTCTACTGCGTGCGATGCCTTCCAATTCATCTGTGCCATCATCCGTTGCGTCAATCAATGCCTGGCGAAACTCGTCGTCTGTATCGCGCAGTTTGTACACTGCGCGTCTCGACACGCCAGCCAAAAGCAGTGCTTCCTTCACATTGGCATTCTTTGAAAATGCGCGCAGGAATGGCACTGCCCACAATGGACGACCAGGAAGATTGTATTCAGTTTCTTTGCGCTTGACGATTGTCATCGTATTGACTCTGAAGATACAAAGCGCAGAAGCACATTGACGATTGCAAGAGCGTATGCGATCTGTGGCGCAATTTCCTGCACCTCAGGCCATGCTGCAATTGTTGCCAGAATCATGGCAATGAGAGTGAGAAGATTAATCCAAACGGTCTTACTGCGAAACCATCGTTTCATCACAATCCTCCCATGCGAAACCATGCAAGGAAAAGCATCCATGCGCCAGTACCTGCAATCATGACCAGATAGACCTGTTGTTCGAGACGCGCAATGCGTTTCTCAAACTCTTTGAAATTGGCATCACCAGATTCCAAACGTCGCAAGATCATGTCTTGCTTTTCTTCTATACGTGCCAGCTTGGTTTCTACAGTCTCAGTCATTGTCTTTTCCTTGGTATGCTTTAAACTCTGTACGAATCATATCCATGTTGATTGCTGAGCCTGGACACGTCTTGCGCGCAGCTTGGTATTCTCGATGGCCTTTGAGCGTGTCAGATGTCACAGTGATTTCATGCCATGCCATCAGTGCGAGAGTCGTCGCACGCACCATGGTGTGCAAATCGTCTGGCCATGGACGCACATCGTAATCGCCAACGACCTCAATGCCCCACATCGACGCATTGCCTTTTAAATCACTGCAGTGAATGCCTGCCACATTTAGTGGACACATCTGCCAGATACCATCATTCTCTCGCTTTGGAGATCCAAGCACAATGAACAAATGTGGGCCACCACGCCAGCCCATGGCTTGATATCGTGCGCTCATGGCATCCATGGTGCGCTTCCCATTCCATTGGCTTGGTGTCGGTCTCCATGTGTGATGTAGCACGACACCTTTGGCCCATGGCGCCACATCTGGATTGTGCCTGTCGAGATGCATGCGAAATTCTGCGACAGTCTTCCATTGCATCAACGCATACGCATATGCCATCAGCGAACACCTTGCCATCGTTGAATCTTATTCATGAACGTCGTGCCATTGCCACGATTGACAATGAAGAATAATTCGTTGCCGATCACAGTGATGTTGCCATGTGCATCCTCGACAAACTGAATCAATTCCCATGATGCAGTGATGGTTTTGCGATACCACAAATGGATTGCGAATTTCTTGCTTGGTATGAGATGCGCTCCCATGGACGTCGCAAACCATTGACCAGCTTTGTCCACCTGCACAAATGTCTGTGTGGCAGTGTAGGTGCCACCAGGAATGCCAAGCTCAGTCGCCAATGGGATTGGTATTGGTGCGTTTGTCATGGTGTGCCTTTCGCAGATGCATTGGCTTCTGCTTTCATTATCGCATCACTGTCAAGAATTCACTGTTGCATTCTTGGCAGTGTGACGCCAGTTTGATTTTGGTATTTTCCTCGCTTGTCAGAGTATGTGACTCTTGGCCGCTCCCCACGAAAAAACATGACCTGCGCAATGCCTTCATTGGCGTATATCTTCACAGCATTCAGCGACGCATTGTGTATCTCAATGGTCAATTCACCACGCCATCCTGGCTCCATTGGTGTGCAGTTGATGATGAGCCCACACCTCGCATACGTTGATTTGCCAACAACGATGCCAATGACGTCTTCAGGCATGGCGAATTTCTCTACACTGCGACACAGCACAAACTCTCCAGCACCGATCACATACTCTGTCTGTTTGTATGTGCGCACTGCCATGGCATCGAATGCGTCGCGATTCTTTGGATCTACTGTGTCGTTTGCGTATTCCATCCATTCATCTGCAACACGCATGTCATAGCCAAACGATGTCAGGCCATAAGAAATCACATCTGGACGACTCTCGCACGGTGCGAAATTCTCAATCATTCCTGCGTGTGCCAGTCTCTCTATCTCGACGTCATTCAGAATCCCATACGGCCCGAATCGCCTGTTTAGTTGGTAGTAAGTTTCTTTTTGCATGGCGATCTGTTCATCCATTGGTCTTCGGTCATCTGGTGTCATTCGAATGCCTTCCATGCTTGACCATAGTGATGGTCACAGATTGTGTTGACTGCATCTGCGTAGAATCTGATGTGGCTTTGCGCAGTGCTGTGTGTGCGCAGACTGACAAAATGCTTCAGTGCTTGCTGCGATGCAGTCCAGTAGAAACGTGTGTAGACTGCCAATGGCAATGCCATGCGTGCTTCCTCACGAGACATACCATGCGCAATCAGGTAGTGATAGTGGAGCAGTGATGTCTCGATGGATTCGCGCAATTGCTTTGCATGCAATTCGTCCATGGCTTCAGCGGATCCTTGCTTGCTCACTGAGCTTTGAAAATGGACGACGTCTGGATAGTATGCATGCAACACCTCGCTGTATCTCTGCGAAACTTCATTCCATCCAGTATCGACGAATGCATACGAAGATCCGACCACATGCTTATACCATTGGCGTGCGACAAACTCTGGACACGACACCATCAGTGTGATTGGCGAATGACGGAATGGAGACCAGTGCCCATCCTTGGCCAGACGCGCAATCAGACGCGCATCCTTCTCAGGATCATGCGCACCATCTTTGTCGTAGCTTACTCTCGCAGCATCAGTGATTTTCTCTGATGGATTGACGGTCATCCAATCTACCAATTCCACATAGCCATGCTGATTGTCAACGTCGATTTTCATGCGCGTTTCTCTGCTTCCTCTTTGTGTACCTGCTTCTGCAATTGCTCAATCCTCACAGTGATTTGGCTGCGCCAGATAAGCAAATCTTCTCTCTCAGGATGCTTTGCAATTTCTGCGTCGATCTCCATGCGTTTCCATCGCCAGAATTCCAAGACCTGCATCGTGCTACTCATTTTTTTACTCCAATCAATATTGCATATTCTTCAGTCAAAGATGAAATCTTTGCTGTGATTTGATTGAGCCATTGACTGACTGTCTTTGTTTCAGTTATCAATGCATTTTCTCGCTCAGGATTTTTGGCAATTGTTTCTTCAACTAACATCTTTTTCAATTGCCAATATGCCAATTCTTGAATTACTTCTTCTATTGTCTTACTCATGGCAGATCGTTGTTCCTTTAGCAAAAACATAGAAAATGTGTGAGCATGTTTTGCTGGCACTTTGACACGAATTATTTCCTTATCACTACTCATTGCCACACTGCCTTTCCTTCGTCATTAATCGTCATCCATTGTGACCAGCATGCCTGCGAAGATTTCCAGTGCTTCCATCCAGTGCCATCATTCCACAATCTGCGAAATGCTGTGTACTGGTTTTCGTATGAATCTCTCTGCGCATGATCGGTGCCCATTAACCAAAGATACGTTTTGTCGTTGAATTGAAACAGTCCACCATCATTGGTTTCCGATCTGGACTGCGTCGTATATGTGCCATAGTTGTGACCATCGCCAGACTCGCATGAGATGATGGCCAATGCTTCGCGAGACACAGCGAATGGTACGACTCGACAATCACTGCCAGCACACAGCAAGTAATAAAAGAGAATTATGGTTTCCATCTTCGTTGCTCCAATGCCATGCCAACGACAATCGCCACAGTCGCACTCACAAAACCAAGCACGCATCCTGCGATAAACTCAATCACTCTGCACCTCTTCTGCCAATGACTGCAATTCCTCAACAATGTCTTCTATGATTAGTGCTAGTGTTGCATCAATCCTGCTGCCCCGTGTCACTACTTCGTCTGCCTCGTCGTCTGCTTTCTCTCTGACCATCATCCACCTTCCGCTTGGCCCGACGTCGATGTGGTACCAATACCTGCCAATCAATTTCCGAAATATCATACGCATTGCGCAGAATCTCCATCATGTCCATGGCCTCATCCACAGTGCGAATGACCAGTGCTGGATATTCAGACCATTGTGCAAAGAATTCTTTTTGCTTTGCGCTCAGCGATCCCTTTGGAGATTTTACTTCCACACAGAAGATCATGCCACGATAGCCACAGAGTAAATCAGGTACGCCACCACCTGCATTGCTTAGGTCTGCGACCAGTGCGCCAGAGTATGTCAATGCTGCCACAATGGCTTTGTGATTGTCGTCGAGCTTCTGGCGAAACCTTGGAATGTATCCCTTGCTCATTTCTGCACACCTTCGCCAGTGAATGCCAGCATGATCTGAATCAAATCGCGATCACTACTGCGTGTCTTCCATTGTCTCCATTTGGATGCCAGCATGGCGAATTCGCCACCTTGCAGAATGCTGGCATCGAGTCGCACATTGAAGCGGTCAATGGCCTCTTTGCGCTTCATTGCTGTACCTGGCCCATACGCAGATGATGCGCTTTCCATCATGGACACAAATCGCTGTTGCGTGTCGATCTGCGATGCGCGCAGTGCTGTGCGCCATGTAGTTTCTAATTCATCTACCTCATGCGCCACAATGGTCAGTGAGCCAGACGCATCCTGCCTGCATAGTGTGCAAAGCTGTGGATAAGGTGTCGCAGTATCCATGGCACGCATGCAACAAAGGCACAGTGCAGGCACACTCTTTTTTATGATTGGACTGTTGTCGGTTTTGGCATCCATGAAAAGATCGCCTTTCTCTCGCTTGGCCATTTTCATCTTCCTTCACTGCATTAAGACATTAAGTAGGTATGTTTTTTGTAAAGTATGTACATGAAGAGAATATAGTAGAAACTCTTGGAAAACATAGTGCAGTTAATGTCTTAATGCACATGATTATGCTTCGCCTCGACGCATTTGACTGCGCGACGGCCGTGTTTCGTCAGGTGCAGTGCGAAACTCATCCAGCATACCAATGCCAAACACAGAAGAGCGATTGTGCGAGACTGCACCGATCTCTGCATACCGTGTCAGCAATTGCTGCACAAGCCATCGCTGTGATTTGAATGCTGCACCTCTTTCGCCTTCGTCTTCTGCCCATTCTTTCCATGCATCATAGAGCGTGTGCTTACTGACGACAGCAGTGAGATTCATGACGCATCTCTGCTGGATGAATCGCGCAACAATGTCTTCCTCTCCACGGTATTCCGTCGTTGCCTTCTCGACGGCTTCGCATGAGCCAAGGCCATTCCTATACCAAAGATGTGCGCCAAAGATCATCCATTGCAGTATGGCTTCAGATTCCTCATGGAACATGGCTTCTAATTCTCTTGGATCTTTTCTCTGAGCTTCTGGAATTGTCGCAGTGAATGGCAGGATGCGAAGCCTTCGCCAGATGCCAACATCGAGACCTGTGATGCGAGGTTTGTGATTGCCAGTAATCCAGAGTGTGTGCGACGGATTGAATACGAATGGTTTTCCATAGAGTGTGCGCGCAGTGATCGCATCGCCACCAGTAATGTCTTTCACTCTGGATTCATTGAGCTTTCTACCTTCTGGCATCTCTGAGGCCATGGCGAATCGTTTGCCTACCAATGCAGCAATCATTGGTGTCGCACCTTCTCCATCTTGTCTGTGGTCAAGCAATGCTTCGATGGATGATGTGGTGCCATAGTCGCCAGCAATGATGCTCAGTGCCTTCATGAATGACGATTTGCCATTTGCGCCATTGCCATAGCAGAAGAAAAGACAGTGTTCGTCTGTGGAGCCAGTCATGGTATATCCGACGGCCTTCTGCACATAGTCAATTAAATCAGTATCGTCTTGGAAGACTGTGCGCAGGAATGTCTGCCATTTCTGAGACATGGGAATTTCTCGATAGTTGACATTGACTATCTTTGTCAGCATCAGTGTGGGATCATGCTTGATGATGGTCATGGTACGCAAATCGACGACGCAATTGGCGCAATTGAATAGCCATGGAGATGAATCGAATTCAGCTGGCTTTGCGACAAGATATGGCTGAGCTTCTGCAATCATGCCATCAATGCGCGATGTGGATTCACTCTTCAGTGCCCATTTCGCCAGATCGGCATTGATTGCGAGATTTCCACCAGCTTCTTTGTACATGTCAAGCACGACTG